GCGGCAAAGTCTGGGGTAACGGTAGATGCGCTGGTGAGCGTATCGATTTCAGCAATCGCACCAGCCTTAACAGTGACGCGCTGCTTCGAGTCGATTCGCATCGCCTCTATCAGGTTGCTGCCGTTATGCGTAGAGAAAGCGATTGCACCTGTGCGGCTTGAGTGACTTTCATTGATCAAGTTGATTTGATTTACAACAAGACCATTTGAGTTATACCCTCCAATATTTGAAAAGTTATTGTCAGTGCTATTAGTGTTCGCAAGGTTAATCGCAGCGCCAGCGTTGGCTGACAAGTTAGTGCTACTTGAACTGGCTGAGCCAGTAATAAAACCGCTACTAATTCGTGTGCCAGCGGTAGTAAGAGCAGTGGTTGTTTTTCCAACCAATACGTTGCCCGAGCTGTCGATGCGAACTCTATTAGTAGACGCCGTACCGAATTGCATAAATCGGTCGGCTTGGCTGTAGCTAATAAATCCATCATATTCACTAGTACCTGACGTAGCATCGCTGAAATAAAGCGAACCGAAACTGGTGGTGCCTGATCGAATTGTGATTCCGCAGTGTGTACTATTTGCAACAGTCAAATCATCAGCGCTTGAATCACCTTCAGTCGTCGTGTTCAACAACAACCGCCCAGAACTGTCGATTCGCAGGCGCTCAGAAGATGCGGTTATAAACCGCATAAAGTTTGAGCCATGGTCATATAAAATTTGCCCTGCAAATTCCCCATCGCCTGACGTGCTATCTGAAAAATCGATTGCACCATCATTAGAAGTTCCGCTGCGGATTGTTATTCCGCAATCTCCGCTGTCTGCAATCGTTAAATTATCTGTTGCCCCAGCCCTGCCTTCAGTCGTCGCCCCAATCAGCACCCGGCCCGAGCTGTCGATTTGCATCCGATCCGTCGGAGAAGACGCACCATCCGCAGTCGTGGAAAACACAAGACGACCTGGAGCATCACCGTCACCAGTCGTGCCGTCAGCCTCAGCCGTAATGCGAGCATATTCATCGTATCCGTTGGTGTGATACCCAGTGAATTTGATGTATCCAAGAGCGTCGCCGCTAGATACATTGTCACCAGACGATCCTGCGCCGAACTGAAAAACACCGCCTGCACTTGCAGTTCTCAGAATCGATAAGCCTGCATTGCTATCGCTAGCTGAAATTTGAACAGTGGAAGTGTTAGCAAGAGTTGTTGAACTTGTCGCCCCAACCAACAACCGCCCCGAGCTGTCGATCCTGAGTCGCTCCGTTGCCGTGTTATTAGAAACAGGAGAAAATGTGATCGCTACATCTTTGTTCGCGGATGACGAAAAATCTGCGTTTTCTTTAACAACAGAAATCTTTGCTCCATTTGCCCGAAGGTCGGGCGTCATAACTAAAGCAGAAGTTTGTGTTGTTGTATTGCCTTGATCAAGGTTAAATAGCTTAATTTCACTGGCCGCACCTGTCTGTGTATCGCGAATATCTAAAACAGAGGTTGGCGACGAGACGCCGATCCCCGCGTTCCCACTGCTATCAACAACAAC